TGAGGCTTTAGATGCCACTAAGAAGCGTGGTGAGACTGAAGTCGTTGTTGATGGAGAGACTGTTACCGTAACCAAAAAAGCAGTTGCCAAGAGTGCGGCTGAAATAGCTCAAGATAAAATATGGACGTTGGAAGCCGCTGTTACACCAAGGCGAATGCGTGAAAGTATTCTAACGGCTGATGGAAAGACATGGCTAACCAATCAGGAAAAACTAATTGCTGATGAGAGGGCAAAATTATAAAATGACAGTGCTTAAAAAATTGAAACTTCACATTAAATTATTCCTTTCAAAATTCAAACAATATAAAGACCCGAAGGAAAATCTCTATCCAGGCCTCTGGTAATGTCCCTATTCTCCAAAAGAAAAAAATTAATAGTATCAGGATGTAGCTATACTGATAATTATGCTGCACAGCAAAGTCTGGAAGAGATTCCTCTCTGGTCTGAAGTCCTTGCAGAAAGATTGGATATGGACTGCATTAATGTTGGAAAAAGTGCAGCTGGTAATAAAGCAATATTCGGCACACTCACTGACAAAATGCTTACAGAAAAGAATGTTGGATTAGTAATTCCAATGTGGTCCGAGGTACAGAGAGTTTCCTATTATTCAGAAAAATCCAATGATTGGAAGAGTTGGCATCCTGAGAGAGAAATCCTCAATGCAGACTGGCACGATAAGTTCTATGAGGAAAATAAGGATGGAAATCCTCACAAAAAAGAACCAAGATATCATTTGAGTATGGAGTTGAGAAAGAATAATCTGGATAATATGACAAGCGGAATAAACGATTCTCTAAGACTTTATTTTTCCTTTCAAAGTATATGTGAAGCTTCCTCTATTCCTTATCTACAAATACAAGGGCCTCTACCTATAATGGGAAAGAAGGATAATAAAAATCGTATAGATTTTTGTAAGCATATCATAAAAACTCCTTATATACAGTTTATGGACGATAAAAAATTTCTGGGCTGGCCCACGATGCCGGAAATTGGTGGATTTAATGTTGACAGTTTTTTAGATGACATAGATAAGGATAGAACAAAATATAGAATAGATGATGGAGATACCCATCCTAATGCTGAAGGTCATTCTATTATAAGTGATATATTGTATGATGCATATAAAAAGAATTATTCTAAAAAGTAAACTGTATTTGTCTACTCTGTTTGTACGAAAATTGTCACAAAAAGAAGATATAATATATCAACTAAATGACCCAGAATTTAAAAAACTACCCAAAGAAGAACAAGCAAAACAGGTTCAATTGGATTGGAAAAGATTTATGGAAGAGAATTGATTATAAATATGTAGAAAGGATATAGACATGGCAACACCTTCTACCAAAGCTACCTTAAAAAGTTATGCTCTTAGAGCTCTTGGATACGGAGTTATTGATATTAATATCTCTGATGACCAAGCAGATGACCGTCTGGATGAAGCACTTCAGTTTTTTGCACAGTATCATTATGACGGTATAGAAAGAATGTATCTCAAACATTTGATAACAACAGCTGAAGTGACAAGAGCAAGAGCAGATGCATCAACTACAGCTACAGATAAATTGGACACCGACATAACTGCTACATGGAAAGAAGGTACAAACTTCATTCCTGTTCCTGATGCTATTGTTTCTGTAGTACAGGTATATCCATTTACAGGTGGTGTATCAAGCAGTAATATGTTTGATGTCCGTTATCAATTACGGTTAAATGATCTGTTTGATTTTTCTTCAACTTCATTAATTCAATATGAAATGACAATGCAAAATATTGATTTAATAGAACATCTTCTTGTAGGTGAAACTCCAATCAGATTTAATCAGCATCAGAATCGTCTTTATATAGATATGGATTGGGAAAATGATGTAACGGCTGATGTGGATTATATTGTCATAGAATGTTATCGTAAACTTGACCCCACATCATATACAGACATATATGATGATTTTTATTTAAAAAGATATGCAACTGCACTTATTAAAAAACAATGGGGATCAAATCTTTCCAAGTTTAATGGTGTTGCTATGTTAGGCGGAGTGACCATGAATGGGGAAACTATCTATACTCAAGCACAAGATGAAATTATAAAGTTAGAGGAACAGATTCAGTTAGCATTTGAATTGCCGATTAATCATATGATAGGATAAAAAATGGCAGTTAACTCAGCATTTCATACAAGTAATTCTGCAGCTATTGCAACAGAAAAAACTTTATATAGTAATTTGGTTGCAGAAGCAATCCAGATTTATGGCCATGATGTTTATTATATGGATCGTACTCTTGTAAATGAGGATACTATTTTAGGAATAGATCCTCTTTCCAAGTTTAAGGATGCAGCAAAAATTGAAATGTATATGGAAGATGCAGATGGAGGATTTGCTGGAGAAAAAGAGCTTATATCCCAATTTGGATTAGAGAATTTAAGTGAAGCAACATTTGTTGTGAATAAGTTGCGTTTTCAAGAGATGACCAAACAAGTTACTATTGAAAGCGGGACTTCTTCAGAAGAAGGTGGTTCCATATTATTGGAAGCAGGAACCATTGATATGTCAACTGATGCTATTGTATTTGAAGGTTCTGATTTTTATATACTACAAGAGGTTACAGCAACCGATTCAGATCGGCCTTTAGAGGGCGATGCACTTTATCATCCCATTCTTGAAAAAATGTTTCAGATAAATTTTGTTGACCATGATGAACCCTTTCATCAGCTAGATAATAATCCAGTATATAAATTAAGATGCCGTCTATTTGATTATGGTATGGAGGCACTGGATACTGGTATCTCTGATATAGATGCAATAGAAACAACCGAAACTCTTGATGCTTTAATTTATCAGTTTACATTAGAACAATCTTCAGCAGTAAATGAAGACATAAGATTGGAAAATGGAATTACTGATGCCGGATTAGCTTTGTTAGATGGAACTGATCTTAACTTTGAAAGAATAGTTCTCAGTGGAACTGATTTTAATTTTATAAGAGTTCTTCTTAGTGGAACAGATGCCAGTTCAACTAATGCTGGAGATAATATTCGTCTAGAAGGTGGAGACAGTTCTGATGGTATTCTTTTAAATGAGACTTCTGTAACTGAACCATTAAATTCTGAAAGTAATATTAGACTAGAAGCTGGCAATTCTTCTGATGGCACTCTTCTGAACGAAGATTCAACAGCCAGTACTTCAAATGCTGGAGATAATATAAGCGGTGAAGATGACACAACTTCAGTAGGTGAGAGTATTATACTTGAACAACCAGCAGATAGTGGCGATTCCGCATACTTACTGAATGAGGACTATATAGTAGGAGACTTTAGCACTGATACAACAACGCAAAATGAACTTTTTGAAGTTCAGAGTCGTTCTGTGTTAGATTTTAGTGAATCGAACCCATTCGGTGATGTAGGGAGTAACTCATAATGCTTGGACAACAGTTCTACCATGAAACCATAAGAAAGGTCATAGTTTCTTTTGGATCAATGTTTAATAATATTAATTTAGTTCGTAAAGATAGTTCTGGAAATATATCTCAATCCATGAAGGTTCCTCTTGCTTATGGCCCAAGAGAAAAATTTCTTGTTCGTTTAAGAGAGGATGCAGATTTATCTAAAACAGTTGCTATTACTTTACCAAGAATTGGTTTTGAGATAACAAATTTAGCATACGATCCAGGCCGTAAATTAAATCGGGTTCAAAAATTTAAAAAGGTAAAGGGTTCTAAAGCAACACAACTGGATACACAATTTATGCCAGTCCCTTATAATATTGATATTGAATTATATATTATGGCAAAACAATCTGATGATGCGTTGCAGATAGTGGAACAAATTCTTCCTTATTTTCAACCAGACTATACTTTTACAATTAATGATCAACCTGATATGGGAATTAAAAGAGATGTTCCTATAATATTAAATAGTATAACTTATGAGGATAGTTATCAGGGAGATTTTACTACACGCAGAGCTCTTATATATACTTTGTCATTTACTGCAAAGTTTTACCTTTATGGCCCTGTTACCTCTAGTAAGGTTATTAAGACAGTACAGGTTGATCAATACACAGACTTAGAAGACACTTCACCGAGAAGGGAACAAAGATATAAGGTAACGCCAAGACCAGAAACAGCTGAAGCTGACGATGATTTTGGATTTAATGAAACTACATCATTCTTTGTAGATGCACAAGAATTTGATACTGAAACTGGAGAAGATACTGATGGTCCTGGCCGTTCTGGAACAACCGATTAGGAGAACCTATGGAAGCGCTGGCAGAATATTGGCACCAAATATTATTTCTCATTGGAGCAATAATTATGGCTGTTAGATTAGAATCCGAAGTTAAATCTAACAGAAGAGATTTAGATCATCTTAAAAATGAATTAGATCGTAGAGATACTTACGTAGAAACTGTAAAACAACGATCAGAAATTGATATTCACGGAAAACAGATATCTACATTATGGGAATTTGTAAATAAGCTTAGAGATAAGATGAATGGTGGACCGCTCTAGCAAATTAAATGGTAAATTATGACAGAAAAAATAGATAAAGAATTAGGTGTTGTACAAGATCCATTACAGCAAGATATAATTGAACATCCTTGGGTGGATGATGTTGATGTTAAACCTGGCAATATC